AAGGATGGCAAAGAGCAACAACTAATAACACAAGATGTTATTGATAGTGCACCTAAAAGTGTTCAGGATCATATAAGCTCACAGAAGGTAGTCTTTAAACCTAATACAGGTCCACAAACAGATTTCCTAGCAGCCCCTGAACGAGAAGTATTTTATGGTGGAGCAAGAGGAGGAGGCAAATCATATGCCATGCTTATTGATCCTCTTAGATATTGTCATAAAGAAACTCATAGGGCACTACTAATACGGAGAACAATGCCTGAGTTGAGAGATTTAATTAATCATTCTCAACGTTTATATAGCAGAGCATTTCCAGGAGCAAAATGGAGAGAGCAAGAAAAAGAGTGGAGATTCCCGTCAGGAGCAAAGATAGAATTCGGGTACGCAGAGAACATGACAGACGCTTTACGTTACCAAGGGCAATCTTACACATGGATAGGAATAGACGAACTTCCACAATATCCTTCGCCAGATATATATAATTTTTTAAGATCATCACTTCGATCTGTAGACCCAGATATACCTGTATATTTACGAGCAACTGGTAATCCAGGAAACGTTGGTTCACAATGGGTAAGAGAGATGTTTGTTGATCCAGCTATACCGAATACTACATTCGATATTAATATAGATACGCCTGTAGGAAAGAAAGTTATAACTAGAAGATTTATTCCTGCTAAGTTACAAGATAACCCCTACTTGATGCAAACAGATGACTATTATGCAATGTTGGCATCTTTACCTGAAATACAAAAGAAACAATTTTTAGAAGGAGATTGGGACGCATTTGATGACTCAGCTTTTCCAGAATTTAATAAAAATATTCACGTTGTCGAACCTTTTGAAATACCTAAAGGCTGGCAGCGTTTTCGTTCTGCAGACTGGGGCTACAGTTCTCCTGCTTGTGTTCTTTGGTTTGCTATTGATTATGATAATAACCTATGGATTTATAGAGAACTATATACCAAAAAGATTACGGCAGATGTATTTGCACGAAAAGTCTTAGAGCTAGAAAACGGAGAATACATACGCTACGGGGTCTTAGACGCTAGTACATGGGCAAAGAGAGGAGATATAGGTCCAAGTATAGCAGAAACGATGATTCAAACAGGATGTCGTTGGAGACCTTCAGACAGAACTCCTAAAAGTAGAATTAGTGGTAAATTAGAAATTCATAAACGATTAAAATTTACTGATGAAAAGAAAAAAGAACCAGGACTTAGAATTTTTTCTACTTGCAGAAATTTAATTAGAACATTACCTCTTCTACCTTTAGATGATAATAATCCTGAAGATATTAATACAGATGTAGAAGATCACGCATATGATGCATTAAGATATGGTTGCATGAGTAGACCAATGCATACAAGCTATGCAAACAGATTTAATAGAACTCCTCGTCCACAATTTCAACCAGTAGATAGAATGTTTGGATATTAGAGGTGTCAAAAAAAATAAAAATACCAGAAACAAATAAAAAGAATTTTCCCTATACTTTAAACTCAGTATATTGGGAGGATATTGTCGGAAATTCAGAATGGTCTGACATAGTTGATATCAAAAAAGCTAAAACAGCAGTTTGTTGTAGTGTAGGATGGATTGTAAAAGAAGATTCTAAATCTACAGTAATAATGGCTGATTATAGTTTTGAAGATAATGGTGAAATTAAACAAGGTGGTAATTATACTATTATCCCTACTAAAAATATTTTATCAATTAAAAAAATAAAAGTATAGGAGAACCCCACAATGGCAAGAAAAAAGAAAACAAGAACTATATCAGATGTTATTGAAGACATCAGAGAGTTACATGAAAAGGAAGAAGACTTATTAATGGAACTTGAAGACTTATCTGAAGAGTCTGATATTGAAGAAGGAGATGAATACTGGAAAATAAATTCGATCCAAGAGCTAAAGTAAAACAAGGAGATCTTGGTACAGCTGCTGATGGCAAACAACCAAATCAGCAACCTACTAATATTGACTTTAATAAAGATGCACCTGGAAAGTATCAATCTAAAAATTACTTAGAATCTGAAGAAGGTTCTTTGTATAAAGATGGTGCTTATGTTACTAAATCAGGTAAAGAACATGTACAAGATTCTTTATTTAAATTAGCTGATCAAAAAGATTATTAATAAACTAGGAGACACAATGGACATAAAAAAAAGATACAAGCATGGTGAACTTTCACCTGATGTTGCTAAAACTAAAAATGAAAAATTAGCAATTGATCCTAATGCTAAAGTTAAACAAGGAACTTTAGGACCAGATCATGCATTAGGTAAAAAAGATAAAGTTGACCCATCTATTTTTAGAATGGCTGAACAAAGAGATTACTAATATTTAAATAATAATGGATAAAAAACCATACAAAGAAGAATATGATCCATTAGTTGGATACATAAGAACTAGATTTCAACAGGCAGAAACTTCTAGATTGTATGATGAAAAACGTTGGTTAAAAGCTTATAGAAATTATAGAGGACTTTATGGTCCTGAAATGGCTTTTAGAGATAACGAAAAGTCTAAAGTTTTTGTTAAAATTACAAAAACAAAAGTACTTGCATCATTTGGTCAAATTATAGAAGTATTATTTGGGAGTGGTCAATTTCCTATTGGAGTTGAACCAACTCAAGTACCTGAGGATGCACCTGAATATGCTCATTTAAAACCACAGCAAATGCAACAACCTAATGGTGCTGCAAGTCCTGAGGTTGCAAACCCATATGGTTTTTCTGGAGATGGTAGACAGATACCACAAGGTGCTACTGCAGATATGCTAATGGAAAATTTAGCACAAGAATATAAAAATGTTGGCTTTGATGAAGGACCTTCACCTGATAATAAAACAATGCCACAAATTGAACCTGCAAAACTAGCAGCAGAAAAATTACAAAAATTAATTCATGATCAATTAGAAGAAACAGAAGCTATAAAAATTCTTCGTCATGTATTTTTTGAAATGTGTTTATTAGGTACAGGTATTTTAAAAGGACCATTTAATGAAGATAAAGTTTCTCATAAGTGGGATACAGATTTAGATACTGGTGAAGATACTTATACAGCTAATTTTAAAACAGTTCCAAAACTAGAAGCAGTATCATGTTGGGATTTTTATTCAGATCCAAATGCAACTAATATGAATGATTCTGAATATGTAATTCAAAGACATTCATTTAATAGACAACAGTTTGCAGATTTAATGAAAAGACCATTTTTTAATGCTGATGCAATTAGAGAATGTTTAGAAATGGGACCTAACTATCAAACAAGAGGATATGAATCTTCTTTGTATGATAGAGAAAATGTTGAAAATTTATATAAAAATAGATTTGAAGTTTTAGAATATTGGGGATTATTAGATAAAAGAATTGCTAAAGAAATTGGTTTTGATCATGATGATGAGTTAGATGTAATATCAGTAAATGCATTTATATGCGGAAATAAAGTTTTAAGATGTACTATAAATCCATTTACTCCTACAAGATTACCTTATATGGTATGTCCATATGAAACAAATCCTTATCAATTTTTTGGAATAGGTATTCCAGAAAATATGGAGGACTCTCAAGCAATTATGAATGGTCACGCAAGAATGGCAATTGATAATTTAGCTTTATCAGGTAATTTAGTATTTGATATTGATGAAACATTATTAGTACCAGGTCAAGATATGAAAGTATTTCCTGGAAAAATATTTAGAAGACAAAGTGGTCAACCTGGAGCAGCAATCCATGGTGTAAAATTTCCTAGTACTACTACAGAAAATATGATGATGTTTGATAGGTTCAGACAATTAGCTGATGAGGCTACAGGTATACCATCATACTCACATGGTACAACAGGAGTACAATCAACTACTAGAACTGCAGCAGGTATGTCAATGCTTATGGGAGCTGCAGCACTTAGTATTAAAACAGTTATCAAAAATATTGATGACTATTTATTAAAGCCCCTAGGTAAAACATTATTTTATTGGAATATGCAATTCAATGATGATAAACCTCAAATAAAAGGTGATCTAGATATTAAAGCAAGAGGTACATCTTCTTTAATGCAGAAAGAAGTTAGATCACAAAGATTAATGACATTTATGCAAACAGCATCTAATCCAGCATTGGCACCGTTTGTTAAGTGGCATACAATATTAAAAGAAGTTGCTAAGTCATTGGATATTGATCCTGAACAAGTGATTAATGATCCAGAGAAAGCAGCTATCTTTGCACAAATAATGGGAATGGTAAATGGAAATCAAACTAATACAACCACTGTTGGAGGACAAGCAGAAATGGGACAGGCTATGCCAGTACCTTCAGGAGCTTCGCCAACAGATAGTACAGGAAATGGAGGGGGCAACATCGGAACAGGCGATGTTCCGTTGCCAGGGGAAGCTAGTTTTGCTTCGCCAGATCTTAAACCTAGAATCAATAAACAAACACAGTAAAACTAATAAGGGTACTTAATGACTCAATTTGCATTATCTTATGATAATCAAGGTAATTCAAGTTTAGTAGCTGTTAAAGAGCAGACTACTTCAAGAATATCATCAGGTGGTGATTGGAAAGTTAGTGATTATTTTGCACCTAGAATGGATTATGGTATTACTGAAACTTATAAAAATACTCCTGAAGAACAATTAAAAACAATTCAAAAAGTATTAGTGCCACAAAGTGATGATAGAGATTCTAAAGATGATAAAGATTATAAAAAAGATTTATCACCTACATTTAATTGGAAAGATTATATGTATGAAGAATATAAAAAAGCATTAGGTGTTGAGGCAGCAGATTCTTGGCTTAGTGCATATAACTTAGAAAAAGCAGCTAGTGCTGTAGGATGGGTACCTTTTGTACCTGTAATTGGTAAAGTTATTGCAAAAGGAACACAAAAATATGCAGAAAAGAAAAAAGAAGATATAGTTAAACAATATATAAATTCTAAATATTTTATGGATAATATGGCAAATATGGATATAGAATATACTGTTACTGGAGATTATGATTCATATAATGATTTAAGTTGGCATCCTAGTTATGGAAAAGATTATAAATCAGGTACAGTATTTGATGCTGATACAGACCCAGCAGATGAGGGAGTATCAAAAGAAATAACTTCTACTCCTTATCATGGTCATCAAGGTGGAGTTCATAGTACAGGTAATGGCAATCAAGGTAACAACAACACAGGAAATGCTGGTGGAGCACAATTAGATAGTGGAATGACTACAGGACAACATGCAGCATTTAGAAATTAATGGCAATAGATTATACAGGTAAAACAGCAAAATCAACTACAGGTACAATAGGTGCAACACCTTTTGTTCCTAAACCAGCTGATACATCTCAGCTCGTTGACAGTATGGCAACACAACAGAGGCAAGGTAAAGCTCAAGTAGAAGCAGCTCCTGCTACAAATGTTGCTCAAGTTCCGCAAATTAACTTACAAAATTTGCAAGATGATGATAGGCGAACATTAGATGTTCATCTAACACCATCTTTGAAAGGTGTCTTTAATAAAATCTTTGGTCAAGATTTATTTCCAGGAATGGGAATAGGTGAACCTACGGTTAGTGTATCAAAGAAAATTATTGAAGAACGTTTTGGTAGCGTTGACAAATTTATGTCAATGGTTCAACCAATTGAAAAAGATGAAATTGTGCCACCTAATAATACATCTGGATTATTATCTAAGAAAGTATAATTAGCACACAAAATTATGGAAGTGAGCTACCCTTATCCATAAGGCACTCAACCTAAGAGGAAAAAATGGAAAACGAAGAAAATAAGACAGTTGAGGTTTCAGAAGAAACTAAAACTGAAAAACCTAAACTTTTTAAGAAACCAAAAGCAAAACTTTATAGTAAGACACGTGAAGAAACAGACGATGCTGAAACTGAAGCATTTGCTAAAGGTGAATTAGCAAAGTTTAATCGTGAACAACGAGAAAAAGCAGAAACAGCAACCGTTCAAAAGGACACTGAAGCATCAGGAGAAATTGCAAGCTCAGATGGTAAAGCTACTCCTTCAACTGAACGCCCTGAAAATGCAGAAGAACGTGTCTTTAAGAAACGTTATGACGATTTGAAAAGACACTATGATTCTACACTCGGAAAGCATAAAGATGAAGTTCGTACTTTAAGAACTCAACTTGAACAATCAACTAAGCAGTTTGTTCCACCTAAATCTAAGGATGAATTAGATTCTTGGAGAAAAGAGTATCCAGATGTTTATGATATGGTTGAAACCATAGCTATGAACAAAGCGGATAATCGGGCAAAAGAGATGGAAGATAAATATAAAATCCTACAATCTCAACAGGAACAAATTAGTAAGGAAAAAGCTGAAGTAGAACTTCTTAAGCTTCATCCTGATTTTAGTGAAATTCGCCAAAAAGATGAGTTTCATGATTGGGCTACTAAACAAGATCCAGTTATTCAAGATTGGTTGTATGAAAATACAAGTAATGCTAATCTTGCAGGAAGAGCAATTGACCTGTATAAAATGGATAAAGGTATTGGTAAGTACTCAAATAAACAGGAAAAAGATATTAAGAAGGAAGCTGCTAAAGCTGTATCTAAAACTAGAAAAGCTGAATCTACTGAAGGTGCTAAACCTAAAAAAATTTGGTCTAACGCTGAAATTAGTAAAATGACTGTTAATGAGTATGCGAAATACGAAGAAGAAATCGATAAAGCTGTAAGAGAAGGTAGAATCCAACCTTAATAACAATAATAACTATATAATCGGAGACAAACACTATGGCTACTATGGGACTAGCGACTGGTTATCAAAATTTACCTTCGGGAAATTGGGTACCAGCGGTATATAGTCAAAAGGTTCAAAAATTTTTCAGACGTGCATCAGTTGTTGAAGATATTACTAACACTGATTACGCTGGAGAAATTGAAAATTTTGGCGACACGGTTAATATCGTGAAAGAGCCTACAATTACTGTGAATGATTATGCGAGAGGTCAAACTGTAAACACACAAACTTTGGCAGATGATAAGTTACAACTTACTGTCGACCAAGGTTCTTACTTTGCGTTTAAAGTAGACGATATCGAAGAAAGACAATCACATGTAAATTGGGAAGCTCTTGCAACTTCTTCAGGTGCTTATTCACTTAAGAAGAACTATGACTACAATGTTTTAAAAAACATTTATGACAACGCTTCAACATCAGCTGCGAACACTGGAACAGATGGTTCGCCAATTGATGGAGATGCTGCGACAGATACATTAGCAGATGTTATATCAGCTGCTAAAAC